GCTTCTCGTATTTATAATTTATGGTACCCTATACGACGTACCATATCTTATGAGGATGACATGGAGTCCGACACTGTCGGCGATCGGCCTTTTTCTACGGCCGGTTTACGTGGGGTTGGGGATATGTACGTAATGGATATTATGGCTATCACGAGTGGGGGTAGCGAAGCTCCGCTTACGGAGTATAAGTTTAGCCCCGAGGGTAGTTTTTACTGGCACGAACGCTAGTTCATTACTATGGGGCTATCTAGGTACACGAAGTCACAGTTGGCGTTAAGCCAGTCTGTGTCAACACCAAGCTCGTCGCGTGGGTCGGAGTTAGATAGCCAAATTGAGGGCCGAGCCCAGTGTACCAACTTTTTCCCTTTGTATTTATCCGTGACGTAAAATTGTTTCTGGTGTCCTAACCAGAATTTGTATGCGGGTAGGAACTTGATTCCTCCGAAGTCGTCAAAGATGGCGTATTCAACCCCGTCAATGTCTTCGTCCAAGCTAAAGAGGCCTCCGAAGTAAGCATGTCTTCCCAGGGAACGCGCCCATATGGTTTTTCCCATTCGGGAAGGCCCGTATACCACAAGAGATTTTCTTCGTTCTGTATACCGAAGTCAGACTATGGATCAGCGCAACGGAGCGCGAATCGGAGGGGGGGTAGGGGTTCCCCACCTGTGGGGATCCCCCCCCGGAGAGAGCTAGCGCAGTTGTAAGATAACTTACCTCCGGTTTCACCTCTTCCGAGATTTTCTCGTACCCAGCTATCGAGTTCAGCCACCCAAGACGTGTCGATGATAACTCCCTCCGGTGTTTCATACGGGACTCTGATTGGAGGGAATTTCCATGCGGCGTATGCTCGGAGTTGTGTGAATGATGTGACCAATGAACGTGGAGCCAGTGATTCGCATAAGCGCCAAAACTCTGACTCATCCTTTGCATTGATGATTTCAGGCCACACCCCACCAGTTGCATCCACTCTGCTTCCTGTAGGTCTTTCGAGTCCCCCAGCCACAACGTCTCCATCTTTGATTGCATAATCATACCCGTCTTCTGGTGTACCACGTGACGGCGATACATTTGGGTGGCATCCTTCAACATCGAATGCACGGGCGTTCCTGGTCCTATATTTGGTTCCGAAATCGACAAAAGCGTGCAGATGAATACCCCCATCTGCGTGATCCTCTCTGCCGATGATGCATTCAGCATTAAGTCCTGCAAGATGGTTGACCACTGCAAAAGGATCGAGGGATCCACATTGCGGATAGGTAAGCAAGGCGTATCGTGCTTGGAAACGAAAAGTAGACATTGTTCGTTGTTGCACATTTTGGTTGGGTCCAAGTCTGGGCAGTTAATGTTATATGCCCAGACGGACCCAGACCCGGGTCCTTCTCAACTATATATACCCCTCCGATTCCCCCAACCCCCTTATTTTTTTGTATGCGCGATTTATCATGTCTCCTCACGTTCAGGATTGCAATCGTACTTGCCAATCATTTTATGATCACGCGCTCCACCGTTGCTGCCTAACTTGTTACAGTGGTAGCACTACACCTCCTCGTGTTCCATCGCCTGCTCCTACTTTGGCTCATTGTCCAGAATGTCGGTCGCCCGTCGATCTGTCCGAAGAGCTCGCAAAACTTTCCGCCGCGGTGGTCGAGTTGCAAGATCTAGTCGTCGATCTACACGCTTTGCTCGTCGGCGAAGAGTCCGAAGGCGCCGAACTGGAATGACTCGTCGTTCGATTCTCAATGTCACCTCTCGCAAGAAGGTTGATAACATGATGCCCGTCGTTATCGACGAGAGCAATGTTCACACCACTGGTCCCTACACTTCGGTTTCCCCTCTTCTTTGTTTATTTGTGCCTAATGCACGCGATACGCGCACCCCTGTTACGAACCCCGCAGTCAGGAATTCTTCCGACATTTTTGCCGTCGGGTATAAGGAAAAGGTGCAAATTGATGTCAATGGTGGCGGCACTTTTATGTGGCGCCGTATTGTTTTTATGCTGAAAGGCAACGACCTGCGCACGGCGATGGATTCCAGTGACCAGGGTAACATTCCTGGTCAGCTGTATGATCAGACTACGGAGGGTGGTTGCCATCGCGTGATTGGCCCCCTCTTGGGTGTCACCAATGCCCAGGAGGAACTGCAAGCTTACGTGTTTAGGGGTCAGGACGGGGCTGATTGGTCTAATCAATTCACTGCCCCGCTTGATACCCGCCGCATTACGGTTAAATCCGATCGGACACGAGTTATTCGGCCCGGAAACGAGACAGGTGCTTCTCGTATTTATAATTTATGGTACCCTATACGACGTACCATATCTTATGAGGATGACATGGAGTCCGACACTGTCGGCGATCGGCCTTTTTCTACGGCCGGTTTACGTGGGGTTGGGG